CTAGATTTCTCGCACAAGTTTCAATAATATTAACTTCAGTATATTTATCGTAACCTACTTCTAGCTGATGGTCATACATCCAAGCCACAGGCTCTTGCTTAGTTTCAGGTTGGGCGAGTAGTTCTTGTATTTCGTGCAATGTTTCTGCGGCATCACCAAGATCATTACTTGTAATAGACACTACACCCGATGCTATATAACCCATTATTTCTCTCAACAACTCTCTTTCTTTACTCATTCCCCACCTCCAATACCGTGATGCTTCTCAGCAAAATTAATACCTGCCCAATAACTGTAGGGATGTGTGGCTTCATCATCAGCATTAAACCCATTTGATATCTCTTTGCCAGTTATGGGCTCACGTTTTAAATCAAGCCCAGCTCGTGCATAACCTCTTTGATATGCTTCTTGATTCCAGTATGAGTCAAGCGCATGCCGTGTTGTTGGCTCTTGCTCAGGTTGAGCGAGGTATTTTTGTATTGTTTGTATAAGGTCATTTGTTAGATGGTCATCTTCAAAATTAATATGCTTTAATCTATCTAAAGCGTGTACCAACAACTCTCTCTTAATGCTCATAATAATTGCCTCGAAAATCTATAAAAAGGTCGCATTCCATTTGTTTTAGTTCTTTCTTAAAGTCACCATGCCACATGAAGTCCTTAGTATCTACCTCAATACTTAAGTATCTGGAGCAGTTTTCTTTTTTGTCGCAGTTGCTACCTAAGCAACGTGCGTTTTCATCAGATAAAGGCCGTATCATTTTCTTCACTATATTCTCCAAGTTCAATGTAATCCCCAACATGAGGGGGTGCTTCACCTAGTGCTTTACGGTAATAGTCTTGCAATGCCATTCCTTCCCATCCATCATGCCAACCAATTGGTACAGGTTTAGATTCCTGTTTAACAGTGGATAATGTGCCTACCGCTGTGCCTGTAACTCTTGATATACTGGATAGGGTGTAGCCTCTGCTATAAAGCACTTGCAATATGAGGGCGTAGTCTACATCCCTAGCCATTGTTAATTCTTCCATCTAACTGTTTACGTCTTAATTCATCGCAATACAACTCCATGTCTTTACTGCGGTGCATGAATTGGACGATTTGCGCTGCCATTCCCGTTAATTTAATCGGAGGACGTTTATACATGAACGCGCAGACTTCTCTTATATAAGGAAGCCAATCCATGATCTCGGCTCGATTGAATAGAACCGTTCCGTCAATATGGGTAGCGGCATGTTTAGGCATGCAATATTTAGGGTCTTTAATGATCTTATCCATCATCAATGCTTTAATGCCGATTAAAGCCATTATTTCTTTCTTAGTGATGCTTTTTTGAGGTACTGGAGGGATTACAACATTAGCTTTTAAACGATCCATTTTGCGTTTCAACATAACGCGTTCATGTATTGCTTTTTTATTCTTATGGTAATACTCAAGACATCTTTTTCGTTGTTTATCTCGTTGATTCATTGTATTCAAGCTCCAAGATTAGTTCACAGTAGTGTATGATTTTCTTTATATCTTCTGCGCCATTCTTGCTTCGATGACGCGTAATGTACTTTATTATGTTACCTTCCATAAACGGTAGATTGTTAGCATGGATGTAAGTAACGGGTTGGATCGGTAATAAGTAGTGCTTACCCCCAACCATCTTTTTGTCGGGCTTTGGATAACTCCATAAGGTTGGTATTTTCACATCATAACTTCCTTGAAAGCTCGTGTTCTGGCTGAAGATAAAGTTAGACCTAACAAACGTCTGTATCGGCTTACCAAATAATCAAATTCATCTTCCTGTTTCTCAGTCGGACGTTTAAGTCCTCCTTTTACAGTTTGTGCATACAACCAGTCTATGTCTTGATCTATTTCCATTTCGTTACCCATAAGTTAATGATGGCCAGCGGAAGCATGACCGTTAAAATTACTAAACATATAATCAATCTAATTAAATATGTAATCCCAAACATTCTAATGCCCAATTATCAATCTGTTCTATTGTCCAAAGACACGCATAGTTTTGGTTAAGCCTTATCATTTCTTGTGCAAATAGTTTTTGTAATTCTGATAATCTACCCCCTTTTGTTTTAAGTTCTACAAACCAGCACGAACCATCTGACATGCAAGCAATTTTATCTGCTACACCTCGATGGGCAGGTGAAGTGAATTTATACGTCTTTCCTCCGTTCACTTCAACTATCCATTTAAAATATTTTTCAATGTCACGTTCTAGCATTTAATCCCTTGGAGTTACAAAGCTTGGAACGTTACCAGGTAATTCTAGTACCTGATAAATTTGTTCCTCACCTTTTAAATTTTTTTGAATGATGAATGAACCTGATCTGGTTTTATGTATAACGCTGGCTTGGTCGTTGTTGCTGTATGTTGCGCCAAAAATAAATCCGCATGTTAAAGCAATTGATAGTGCGATTACTGCTATTTGTGTATTGTTCATTTGAGTATTCCAGTTTCGTTTAGTGAGGTTATAGCTTATCACTGTAAAAAACATTTGTACAATATATTTTTTTGTGAAATAATATATTCACTTTAAACGAAACGGGAATATATTAATGGCACACAGTAAAATAGTCGGTGGGTCTACTGCCAAACGTGTTATCAACTGCCCAGGCTCAGTCAAGCTGTGCAATGAAGCACCTGAAAAACCTTCCAGCTCTTATGCTGATGAAGGTACGCTTCTTCATAACACCATTGCTGAATATCTAGGTATTGGTACAAAGCCTGTAGTCGGGGATCAATATGAAGATGTTATACTGACGCAAGATTTAATCGATGACAAAATCAATGTCGCATTGGGGTTACTAGATGAAGTTGATCCAGAAAATGAAATGGTTTATGAAGTCGAAGTTGAAGTTAATTTCGGTGATTTCATTCCTGACGTTTTTGGCAGCTGCGATCTGCTTGGTCGTGTACGTGATCGTGCTATTGTCTTGGATTGGAAGTTTGGCAATGGCGTTATCGTAGAAGCAAAAGAAAATGAACAGTTGATGTTCTACGCTGCTGCTGCCATGCGGACTGAACATGCTAAATGGGCGTTTAAAGACGTAAAAGACGTCGAGCTAATCATTATCCAGCCTCCAATGATTAAACGCTGGGTAACGACAGTTGAACGCATTAAAGCATTTGAACAACAGTTGTTAAGTGCTGTTAACGCATCACAAAGACTTGATGCACCGCTTAGGGAAGGTAGCCATTGTAAATGGTGTGCTGCAAAGCCTACTTGTCCGTTAATGACAGGCGCAGTTGAACGTGCATTGAAAGTGAAGATTGATGCTATCGACATCCCAACTATTGATGCGTATCTTCAGAACGCTGAGATTTTAGAAGAATGGATAAAAGATTTGCGAGCTTTGGCGTTCTCTATGCTAGAATCAGGTCGTGATTTACCGAATTACAAACTGGTTGCCAAACGGTCAACCCGTAAATGGTCAGATGAAGTAGAAGCTAAACAAGCTTTACTTGATGCTGGCTTAACAGAATCTGATGTGATGGAAGCATCGTTTATCTCTCCTGCTCAGGCTGAAAAGAAGCTCAAGAAGCTTAAACAGCCCCTGCCAGAAGGATCAACCGTTTCTATTTCATCGGGTAACACAATGGCACAAGTAGACGATCCTCGTCCAGCTGTGTTGTTAATCGGGCAACAGTTGTCTGCTGCTCTTACTAAACTTCAATAAGGTACAATATTATGTCAAACTTAGTAGCGTTTTCTGGTTCTAACCTTCCTTCTGTTACTTCACTCTCTACTGCACTTCGTTCTTTGGAAACTGAAGTCGGTGGAAACAATGGTTCTGCTATCCTTAAAATGGATCGCACAGGTCATTGGGTGTTTGGTGCAGGCGAATCTGAAGTTGAATCAGACTCTACATGGGCGGTTAATCCGTTCTCTTTTGTTCACGGTTTTATCTGCTGGGGTGAAGGTGAAGTTTTAGGTGAAAAGATGGTAAGTATTACATCGCCATTGCCTGAACTTGATGCTGCTCCTGCTGGTGGTAAGCGTGGATGGGAAACTCAAGTCGGCATGAGCTTAAAATGCTTATCCGGTGAAGATAAAGGCTTGGAAGTTCGTTACTCAACCACTTCAGTTGGCGGTAAACGTTCAGTACAGACTCTTGCAGTTGCTATCGCAGCGCAAGTAGATGCCGATCAAGATAAACCCGTTCCGGTTATTAACCTGAAGAAAGAATTTTACCAACACAAAGCGTACGGTAAGATTTACACTCCTGTGTTTGAAGTTGTTGAATGGGTTGGCTTGGATGGTGAATCTAAGGATGAAGATGGCGTGCCAGAAGAAACTGGCAGACGTAGAAGAAGCGTATAAGTAAGGAGAAGCCCCGTAAGGGGCTTTTTTAGCTATGCTATTTATAGATTTCGAAACAAAGAGCGCCTGTGACTTGAAAAAGCACGGGGTTTACAATTACGCACAAGACAGAAGCACTGAAGTGTTGTGCATGTCTTATGCTTTTGATGATGAAGATGTCCAGACTTGGACACCGGATCAACCATTTCCTGAACGTGTCAGAAACTTTAAAGGTCAGATACGCGCGCATAATTCGGTATTTGAGCGCCTAATTTTTTGGTTTGTGTTAGGCATTAACTTTGAGCTGGAGCAGTTCTACTGCACCGCTACACAAGCGAGAGCTAATTGCTTGCCTGGTAGTCTTGAAGATATTGGACGGGCAATGTCAGCTAAGATGAAGAAAGATCATCGAGGTAAGCAGTTGATCCGTCAATGTTGCGTTCCTCCTTATAATACTGCGTTATTGCCTGAGTTAATCCATTATTGTGAGCAAGATGTTCGTGCTATGCGTGAAGTCAGTTTAGCACTACGTCAATTATCTGATGATGAATTGCTGGACTACCATGTCAATGAACGCATCAACGACAAAGGTTTATTAGTCGATGTGCCGTTATGTCATGCTGCTATTGGTTATGCTACGACTGAGCTTGAGGACATTCAAGCCTTAGTCAAAGACATTACAGGCATCGCTTCTGCCCGTTCACCTAAGTTAAAAGAATGGGTAGCAGAACGAATTGATCCTGAACTGATGATGGTAGATGAGAAGTTATCCTTAAATAAAGCTACTCGGACGGCTTTACTGCAAATGGATTTACCTAATGACGTGCTAGACGTTGTTCAGTGTATTGACGACATTAGCGCGTCGTCGGTGGCTAAGTTTAAACGCATGGCAGAGCTGGCAGATATTGAAGATGGGCGCGTTCGTGGGGCGTTTGTTTTTAATGGTGGTTCTGCGACAGGCCGAAGTTCCTCATTTGGAGTCCAGTTACAGAACATGAGTCGTGTGTGCGCTAAAGACCCTGAAGCGGTGCGATCAGCTATGATGGCTGGTGATGACCTTAGTCCGTTTGGTACGCGCGTCACAAACGTTTTAAAAGGCATGATAAGACCTGCTATTATCCCTGCTAAAGGTAATGTTTTAGTCGTGGCTGATTGGGCTGGTATTGAAGCGCGTTGTAATCCTTGGTTATCTAATCATGTGGCATCGGAAGCAAAGCTGGACATTTTCCGATCCGGTGGTGATGTGTATGTGGAAAATGCTAAGTCTACTTTTAACGTTAAGGAAGTCACCAAAGATCAACGTTTCATCGGTAAAGTTCAGGAGCTCGCTCTAGGATTTTCGGGTGGAGCTGGTGCGTTTGCATCGATGGCTAGAATTTACGGTCTTGAGATGCCGGAGCATCAGATCAAGCGCATGATTAACGGTTGGCGCATTGCGAATCCTTGGTGTATCCCGTACGGCCAAGAGTTAGAACGTGCTTACATGAGTGCCATGCGTCACAAAGGGCATGAGTTCTCGGCTGGACGGGTAACGTATTTGTTTGATGGTAATCACCTGTGGTATATTTTACCGTCAGGTCGTATACTCTGTTACCCGTTTGCTCGGTTAGAAGATGGCGCTGTTACTTACCTTAAAGCAGCGTTCAAACCTACAGTTGATGCCGAAGAATGGCCTAGAGCTAGACTTTGGCAAGGTATCGCACAAGAAAACATTGCCCAAGCTACAGCTAACGATTTATTAAGGAATTCTCTACGTCAATTAGATGGTGTGATTGGTTCTGTGCATGATGAAATTATCGTTGAATGTGCTATTGATGACGCTGAAAAAATAGTGTTGAAAATGACTGATGTAATGTGTACCACCCCAACATGGTGTAACGATCTCCCATTAGATGTAGAAATAAATATAATGAGTAGATACGGGAAGTAGTATACTGATAAGCCCAAAAACAAAAAGGCAATCCCCCGAGAAAGAGATTGCCTTTTTTAACCCAAATCATTTAAAGAGGAAACGATTATGGCTTCACCTAGTTTAACACAATCTCAATTAAAAGAATTAATACATTACGACCCTGATACAGGGGTAATCACACATAAATTACCTAGGCGTGGTGTTTCTGTAGGGCGTGAAGCGGGATATCCGCAGCCAGATGGATATAGATATGTCACTCTATTAGGTTTTAGATATGTAGTTCATAGGATTATTTGGCTTTATGTGCATGGGCGTTTACCAATAAATCAATTAGACCATATTAATCGAAACAGATCAGACAATAGGTTAATCAATTTACGAGAAGTTACGTTAGCCGAAAACAGGCAAAATTTAGGTTTATCTGCTAAAAATAAAAGTGGTTTTAGAGGGGTGTCTTTTGATAAAGTTAATAATTTATGGAGAGTTAGTATTTCCGTTAATAATAAGAATGTTAATTTAGGGCGTTACACCACAATTTTAGAGGCGCAAAAAGCTTATGCTTTGGCAGCTAAAAAATATCATTTATTTAATTCTATGGCGGCAGCATGAACAACGCATTTATCGATTATTTAATATCTACTGCGCCTGAAGGTGAAACAGTATTATTTGTTAAACAAATTCCTAAGCCTAACCTATTTCATAAAGATGGAGCGCAACAGTATAGTTGGCCTGCCTTTTTACCTGAAAAATTTAAACATTCAGGGGCAACTTACTGCAATACTGCTTCATTTATAATCAACCGTTTTAAAGATGGCAAACCAAGTGCTTCTGCAACTAATTGTGAATTGGTTGCGTTCCTCGTGTTGGATGATGTCGGTACGAAATCTAAAATGCCTGATCTGATTCCAACATGGATTATGGAAACTTCACCAGGCAATTACCAATACGGGTATACTTTCAGCCTTGATGATCAACCAACAAAAGGGGATTTCAGTGCAGCTATTAAAGCGATTGCTGATGCAGGTTATACTGATGGGGGCGCTATTAATGCCGTTCGTAATTTTCGCCTTCCTGATAGCGTCAATCTTAAGCCTGGTCGAGATAATTTTAAGTCCGTACTGGTTAAATTCAATCCTGAATTAGAGTTTACGTTGCCGCAGATATGTGAAGCGTTGGGAGTTACTCCTTGTGAAGCAGACACCGCAACAGTTAAGCGTGTTGATTTGATTGATGATGGTAAAGATGATGTGTTGACATGGCTTGTGGAGCGTGGTGATGTCATAGAAGGCGCTAATGGTGAAGGCTGGGTTGGTGTTACCTGCATCAACGCAACAGCGCACTCTGATGGCAATCCAATGGCAAGGTATCATCCTGTTAATCGTGCCTTCATGTGCTTCCATGAGTCTTGCCAACATCTTGACAGTAAAACTTACCTTGAATGGGTGCAGGCAGAAGGTGGCCCGAAACATTCGCATGGGATCCGTGAGGAATTGTTAGCTTCGGTTATGGTTGATACGTTAGCTAAACTTGAACCTACTGATATGTTTAGCCAAGATGCGGCTAGTGCTATCGCTGAAGTCGAACGTAAGGAGTTAGGACGATTGGAAAAGAAAGATTGGTTTAGTAGATTCGCTTACATTCAAGCCGATGAATCTTATTTTGATTTGGTTGCTAGACGTGAAGTCAGCCGATCTACTTTTAACGCTTTGTTCCGGCATCTTGAGTGCAAGTCCATTCATACTGGGCGTAAGATTGAAGCCTCAGTTTGCTATGACGAGAACAGACAGGCGATGGGCGCACATGCTTTGGTGGGAATCACTTACGCTGCTGGGGAAACCATGTTGACCGCTCTTGATGGTGACATGTACGGTAATCGTTGGCGTGATGCACGTCCTGATGTAACGGGTAAGGCTGGTAATGTCACTCGCTGGCTTGACCATTGCAAGAACTTAGTTCCTAATGAAGCTGAGTTGGAGCATATCTTCAACGTCATGGCTTACAAAGTTCAGAACCCTAAGATCAAGATCAATCACGCCATTTTGCACGGTGGTGACCAAGGAGCTGGTAAGGATACGATGTATGCGCCTTTCATCTGGGCAGTCTGTGGCCCTCACTTTAAGAACCGAGGGTACATTGATAATGATTCGATGAACAGTCAGTTTGGTTACGCATTAGAGTGTGAAATCTTAGTCCTTAACGAGTTAAAAGAAACCGATGCACGAGAAAGACGAGCGCTTGCTAACAAATTAAAACCTATCATTGCTGCACCTCCAGAAACGCTGTCTATCAACCGTAAAGGGTTACACCCTTACGATATGGTGAACCGTTTGTTTGTACTGGCGTATTCAAACGATCCTGTTCCTATTCAGTTGGAGTCACAAGACAGACGATGGTTCTGCGTTTGGTCACATGCGCCTCGTATGGATTATGCAGAAGCGCAATCGATGTGGGAGTGGTTTAAGACAGGTGGTGGCTATGAAGCCATAGCGTCATGGTTGTATGCTCGTGACGTTAGCACGTTTAATCCAGCAGCTGCACCGATGATGACTGAGTTTAAAATTAATCTTATTGAGCAGGGCATGTCGAGCGCTGAGTCTTATCTTGTTGAGCTGATGCGTAACCGTGTCGGTGAGTTTGCATCGGGAGCGATAGCGTCCCCATTCCATGCGCTTTGTGATCGGTTGGTTAATACTGCGCCAGGTAACATCAAAGTCCCTCAAGCAGCGCTTCTCCATGCTCTTAAAGAAGCTGGCTGGAAAGATATGGGTCGCCTTAAGTCGCGTGAATTCCCCAGCGTGAAACATATTTACATAGCTCCTGATGACGACGCTATTTCATCGCTGAGTAAGACAGAACTTAGGAAAAAAGTTGAGCCGGAATTAAACAGAAAATTGTCACTCGTGAATTGAAAATCCAAAATTTCTAAATTTCAAATCAAATCGGATTAAATCGGGTTTTGCTCAGAAATAGTTGGGCAAAACTTTTTTTGCTGGTGGGTGGATTTTTAGCAAAAACCCTACAACCTAGTAGGGAATAGGGTATTTATCCCCTACAACCTAGTAGGAAATAGGGTATTTATACCACATAACCTAGTAGGAAATAAGGTTATTTTTTAGGCGGTTTTTAAGCTATTCTAGGCGTGATCTTTTTTAAGGCTATGTAAGTATTACTTTTACATTATTGAGCCTTAAAACGTGTTTTTTAAGGTTAGCTTGTTTGATTAATAGCTAGGTTATAGACTGGACTACAGATATTCAAGACAAAAAAAAAGGCCGCTTGTTAGGCGGCCTTATTGAATTATTAAGTTAAATTAGCTTACGGTAGACTGGTAAAATGTTTGGTTAAAAGTAATTGTATCAATTTACTTTTGTTTTTCGTTTCTTTTAACCGCCTTACTTGCCACTGTTTTAGACTAAAAGTTTGCAAAATGTTTTTATCCTCTTTTGCGATTGATGGTCTACCTGGTTTATTTATCATAATTATCCTGGAATAGTAAAAGGCCGCGAATTAAGCGGCCTTGATTGGTTAATATGTGAATTCGACTATTGAATCATGCTCAAGTGCAAAACGTGTTGCAGTGTCTAGATAATCAAATAGCATGTATTGAATTGTTTGGTTATAGACAAAATAAACTTTATACATGTTAATTCCTGCATGGCATGATGATATAAATAACATCTTCACTTGGCATAAAATAACCGCATTCTTTACAACTATATAATCTTTTAGGTGTTGAATTGCCGTAATACTTGCATATTGCATCATTAGCCAGTGCGACGTATGACCAGTCGAACTGATGCTGTATAGCGTTAAGGTTTTTATCATGGTCATTTAACTTGAGCGGGTCAAGTATCTTTTTAAAGTCTGGATATTTATGGTCAATAGGCGTAAATATCTCAACTTCATTCATACATTCCAACTCGTATCGGCCATTATTTAAAAATATAGCAACTTCAAAATGATCGTGTTTTGTTCCAACTTTTTTTAATAAAGCTTTAATAGCTTCTACTGGAACGATTAAATAATCATTATCTAGCTGATTCGGTAGTTCATTTTGATAAGTATTGATATGACATAGCACGTGACCATTTGAACCGCTAACATGGGTTTTGGTGATGTTTAGGCCGTTAAGATAGTAATGAATATCAGGTTTTTTAGGTGTTGCGGTTAATGCTAGTCTTAAATCTTTTAGTTTCATTTTAGTATACTCTTTTAGTTTTATATTTTGGGTGACTAATGTTAGAAGTAGTCGTTGTCAATGCAGTTTTGATAATATGCAGGCCATTCTTTTTTTATATCATCTTCAGATATTCCGTAAACTTTTAACGCTTCTATAGCGTCGATATAATCGCCGGATATCTGGCACTCATAATTAGCTAATGAATCCCATATGATAGTTTTTATTGAATTGTTAGCAAGTTCCCAACGTGTCTTTTCATCGCTTAAACTATCAAGGCCATCCATTACCGTTTTAACGTTATTAGATGGACATAACATTCCAGCATACAATCTTTTATACTCAATACCTGGCAAAGCTTCATCATTATATTGTTGTTCTGTAAAAGCAAAGAACGCGCCGTTTGCGGTTAGTAAATCGTTAATTTTTATTTCTATATTAAAGTGGTTCATTTTTATTCTACCTTTTTAGTTTACCTTTTAGTTTTTAAGCTGCTTGGATCATCATAAGCAGCTCACAGATTAAGCGTATACCGCCAATAAATAACAGAGCTGCAGTTCCAGCTAAGATGTAAATTTTAAAGTTAATTGATGGCATCATGTTTTCTCTTATAGTTATTCTTTCATTCTTAATAGAGTATTTTCTCATGTCGTTTACCTTTCTTTAGTGTTTTAGTTTTCAGGAAATCCGAAAACATGGTTAAACAATAAAACTATTAAATTATATTGTCAATAATTATTTTGTGCATAATGTGGGCATCGGTGTGTATAAGAATTTCAAGCAGTTTTGTACACGACATCCCCTTTATTGGCGTGGCTTTGAGAGTTGTGTGGTTAATGTGTATATATTAATTATTATATTAGTTATCAAATATTATAATAATAACCATAATAATATTGTGGGAAATAATGTTATAGCGCGCCAATAAAAAACAGGTGTGAACATTGCGAACATTGTACACAAATACCAATTCAAGCAGATATGCAAAGATCGCAAATATCCCTTTGGTGTGTACAATGTATACAACTATAAAAACAATTATGCACAATGCCCACATTGTACATAAAAGTAAATGGGGGTATTTTTGGGGGTACAAAATAAAAAGAAAAGTAACTAAATGTTATTAATCAATAACTTGCAAGTGTAGTTTGGTTGCTTGTATAGCCATCGAATCGGTGCCAATGCAAATACTCAAACCTTAAACCATATATAAATCAATAGGTTAGACTAGAATGATATGATATATCATAACGTGCCTGGTCGATGGGGGGGTGATAGGGGGATTTTGAACCGTCCGTTGTCCATGTACACCCCCCAAACTAAATTTTTTTTTAGAATGAAAACTGAACCGTAGTAAATTTTTTTTTAGCATGAAAACTGAACCGCAGTAAATTTTTTTTTAGGATGGAAAGTGAACCACGAGAAATTTTTTTTTTAAAATTGAAAAGCTAACCCATAAAAATTTTTTTTAATTCCAGCGAAGATGTAAAAAACTTTACTACCATAGGTAAATGATGTTAAATATAATTTTGAAAGGAGGATAGATGATGATATCAATCCC